CTAGTCTTGCCTCTAGCCAATCATCCACCGCAATTTCCGCGCCTTCTAACTTGAACAAATACATATCAGAAATTGTTTGAATTGACTCTCTTTGCGCATCGCTTTTAGCGAATTTAATTACGCCATATTCGTCGTCGGTGAGTAACCAAACTGCAAACTTTGGCCAGACCAAAGAAAGATCCGCGCCAATTGGAATTGCTTCTAAAAATCTGCGGGGCCATGTTTTTGACAAATCATTCGGCAAGCCTTCAAAAATCCCATCCTCTAGGAGTGCGATAATTTGTGGAATGCCAAGCTCGGTCTCATAGTCTGAATGTTTGGCGCCATGAAGAGTACATCCAACGGCACAGCCCTTGCCGCCTTTCCAATAACCATATCCTTGGATAATCTCGTCGGCTATTTCATGGGCCTTTACCCGATTAAGATATTTATTTTTAACCGCAGATTGATCGTGAAACGCTTTCATTTGTTTTCCTTTTTATATTCGGGTGAAGTAGATGAACTTGCCGCAAGGCTAGTGAGACCGTAGCGCATAAATTTGGCGATCCACCGTGCTTCCCTGCGGCAAGGATAATTCATTTCATCGCTCCCGCTTTAGACTTCACGCCTTCACTAAATCCACGGTCATAGCCCTGTTGCCAGCCGGAGCAAGTGCCTTTGCAAGGATGATCGAAAGTCGGCTGGCGAGGCTGATCTTTTTTTGGTTTATCAAATAGACATTTCGGACACGGCTCATTCTCATGACGCCAACCGTGTGGCCCGCAGGTGAAGCTCATCCCCCGAGCCTCCATAGCAAAATAGAGGTAGATATTACACAGTAAATTGCGCGCCGCCCGACAATCTGCGCGCAGCGGTCCGGCTGAATCTGCCACACAACAGAAGGCGTCCAAAAGATGCCAGCCATGAGGCTAAACCAGCACCAAACGTTGACGCAATTTAGGAAAATGTCGAGGGGTTTCAATCGACCTCCGCCAAGGCCATAAATCCATGCAGCGCTATTTCAATGCTCGCGGTGACTGCACTGGCCACCACTAATGGATGCCATTCGTTATATTGCAGGTAAAATCCGAGGGCCGTCGCGAGAGATCCAATGGTCACTCCATGCAATAAAATGAGTAGCTTTTTTACCCATTTCACTGACTGAGCTCCCGCACCTGTTTCTTCACCTTTTCAACAATCGCCGCGCGCGTTTTGTCCTCTATTTGTTTTGGCGGGGCCTTTGCCTCGCGGTAAAGGACATTTATTTGTAGCGGTTTTTCCTGGGTGAGCGTCACTTTCGTTTCAGTCTTTGTCGGTGGCGATGGACGATGCTGATTTTGTAACTTCATTTCAACCCATTCCGTGCGCTCTTTGAATTTTTGCTGGTCGCTCAATCCTTGCGAGATTAGATTCGTCAGGCGCTTGAGCTCGCTAAGAGATTTTTCGTCCCTTATCGTAAGCTGGTTTTGAACGTCGCTCTTAAGCGTCGCTAGCGAGGAGTCCATCGCCTTTATATGACTTAAGGCCTGATCCGCTTTGCGCTCGGCCTCGGAAGCTTGCTTGTTCTCGGAGTTGGCAAACCAAAACGCCGCGACTAGGAACAAGATAAATGCGGCGATGAAGAAAATTAGCGATGACATGAAGGCTCCCCGTTTCATTTAGATAAACAACTTCTTTGGCTTGATGGCCTCGTGGCAATCGCCAAAGCCCTTGGCGTAAGCCGTGGCTAAGGCGCGGCCTATGATTTTTCTCACCGCATCGCGGAATGGTTCGTTATTATCCATTTCTTCGCACGCAGTGCACAGTTGATCCGTAAATTCTTTTTGGCGCTCGTTTGCGAAGCCGTTGCAAAGTGTGTGCATTCGCTTTAGTTCGTCTTTGTTCATCGCTTGACTCCCGTAATTGCTACCACTTTTTTGCTGCGCTCGACTTGATCGGCCAGAAGTAGACGCAGAGATTTATTTTCCTCTATTAAGGACATGATTCTAAGTTTTAAGTCTGAGATCGTACACTCGCGCATGTCGGTGTGATCATCGACGCAAATAGGGCAAATCCTAGCTTGGATATTTATTGTTGGCTCGAAATCAACATCGTGAATGCCGCTATTGTTCATCCTTACCCCGTGTCTTTTTGGTGTATGGTTAATTGAATTGGTTTGCAAGATAAAAATTGGGGCCTGCAACGGGATGAATCGCTCAGGCCCCCAAACTCACGTTTGTCCGGCACGGGTTAGGCCCGGAAGTTTATTTGTAGCGTATCGCGGTGTGCGGTGGAAGGATTAAAAATCCTGGCCCATAGGTCAACCATGACCTTGAACCCCCGTCCGTAGTAGACAGACCAGGATGCGTCATCGACGCCCGTCTATAGTTTATTGACCGGATTGATTTTGGGCAAGTACGGTAAAAGGTTCACGGGGGATGATATGGGGATTTTTTCTGATCATGTCCGCAGATATTTTGAATTTGGCTTAACTACCATTCCATGTCGCGACAAGCGGCCGGTGTTAGGTCGCAATTGGGAGCGCTGGTGTGATGAGCCGATCACCGCTGCGAATGTCGATGACTGGGAAAGGCGCTTTCCTGACGTTAACCAAATCGGACTCCCCGCTGGCAAATCAACCGGGCTCGTTCACTTCGATTTCGATTACAAATTTGATGAGCGCAAGTGTACGATTTCTGAAGCCGAGTTTCGCAAAGATTTGAAGGTTATCGAGCGCTCTATTCTAGCGCTGTTACCGGCTTCCCAGTCAGGCAAGGTCGGCGGCAAAGGCTGGACGAAAATTTTTAAACTCCACGGCGATATGTCTAATGTTCAATGCGACCGCCATGGACTTCGTTTGTTTGATTTCTTGGCCAAACACAAACAGACCATTATTCCCCCTAGTTTTTATTCCGACGATAAAACTTACCGGTGGCTCGGCGATCCAATCGAGGAAGTTTATAAGGATTTGCCGGTAATCACGATGGATATCATCGAGGAAATCCGTCTGGTTTGTGGGTCAACTTCGGGTTTTGACTTTACAGCTTCGGGAAGGCATGGCCTACTGTTTAAATGGCTACTCGACTGCGTTCGGATCGAACCGGACAACCGCAAATTGGCTGGCAAATTATGGGAGCGCGACAAGCGCACCAATATTGCCTCGCCGTATCTAACTGACCCCAAACATTTTAGTTCGCGCGATCCGGAAGTGAATGCTGTGAAGTGGATCGAGCGCGTTCGTAAATTTGTGGGTGAGGTTAAAGTTGGGGCGGTGTCGTCGTATGGCTGGGATTACTTTTTTGAGAATAGTTTTTCTGAGTGTCGGAAGGACATTATTTCTAAAAAAGTATTTTTTAGGAAGTCTGTGGGGAGTGAATGGGAGCTCATGGACGGAGTTGAGGGAGTTTTGCGGTCCTACGCTGGGAGTCGCGGTTTGTTTCCGGCTCGGACTGTTGATGAATTGGAGCGGTGGAGTTTTGAAAAAAGCGATTGTGATTTTCTCTGTGATTTGCCTGTATGGGACGGCGTTGATCGCGTTGGCGCTTTTGGCAGGAGTGTTCACTCTGATGTATTTACTGGCGACGAGGTCGCTGACATTTTTCGCCATTGGGGCGCTGGGATTTTCAGGCGCGTTCGCTCGGCTGATATCCAGAACAGGTGCGTCATTCTTAAGGGTCCACAGGGCATTGGCAAAGACTATTTGGTCAGGGCTATGCTTCGTGACTTCAAGCCGTATTACGAGTCGACAACAATGCCGGGGACTCAAAAGGACGCCCTTGAGATAGTCGCTCGCTTGCTGGTCGTCCATATCGAGGAGTTTGACCAGACCAAGAATATGGACGTGGCGTTTCTTAAATCACTGATCACCCAGCCTTCGGCATTTTTCCGAGAGTCATATGGGGCGGCGCCTTCGCAACGCGTTACTAGGCCGTCGTTTATTTCCACCGCCAATGTCGATGACATTTTGCGGGACCCGACCGGAAACCGGCGGTTTATCGTGGTGCCGGTTACTAAGGTTGATTGGACCTATCCGCTTGATCAGTCCATACAGGTTTTGGCTCAATGGCGGGCTTACTGTGAGCGCGGGGAGTGGACTGGGCTATCTGTGGAGCTCGAAGAGAAAATTAAGGCGATTGTCGATGACTTTACGCCTGATGATCTCAGCGTCAGCATTATGCAGATGTACCGCGTTATATTCCGCCAAAAAATTGTGGGAAATGTGATCGGACATTTGGGCGGTGAAGAGATGATTGGCGCACTTTCTGAGATCGCAAAAGCCATGCAATGCGGAATTCGCAAAGTGCAGAGTACGATGAAGGGAGCCGGAGTGTGTCATCGTACATCGAGTGGTATTAGGTACTTTGCGTCAAAGGATGACTGTGAGCGTTACCGCGCTGGTAATGAGAAGTCTAAAAAAATGGACAAGAAAACCGCCGCTGATGTAGCATTGTAGTTTTTATGTCGCCATGCGGTAAGTATTCGTTACTAAGATTGAATGTAAGATGAATGTAGGAATGTAGGATATTTAAGAAGAATTTTCTAAATTTTATTTTTTTCTCTTTTTCTTCTTTTAAAGGCAAAAACGTTTAAAATTTAAAATGTTGAAAAAGATCCTACATACCCTACATCTCCTACATTGACACTGCGTCATGAGGTTTTGATGAAACGCGTAAAAGTTGAGAAAACGGTGGAACAAATCAAGATCGAGCGGCTCATTAACGCGCATGGTAAATTGTATTCTGAGCTCGCAGAAAATGAGTGCATTATTATGCGGCTCGAAGGCCAACTTGAAGTGGCGCAGAGACGCGGTGATGCACCAGACAGAATCAAACCACGGGTGATCAATGCACTATTGATGAAATGCGGCGAAATCCGAACTTCCATGGAGACCACGGTTAAGGCCATCGAGCGTCTCACTGGCACCCAGGCTCCGGAATTTGCGGTCCCAGTCCATGAAGAGCGAGACGTCACTCCTATTCAACAATGCTTCCTACTGACATGACCACACGTTCCAAACGTGTGAAAAGGGTCCGCAATTTATGAGTTGGACCGCGGCCTCGAACAGTCCGTAATACGCGGCCGGGAGCTTGGTCGGATGCCCGCATGCACACACGGTGAGGATGTAAATTGCGTTGAGGATTGCGAAAAGGACTAGGCTACCGCGCGTGAATCGCCGAATATAGGACCATGGCTGATAAGAAACCAGCACCCGGTATTTGGGACCGCGTTCTACAATCTCTCTCTCAACCGCTCTATGGCTCGGCCCAGAATGACTCTGAGGCTTCGCAAAACCTTGAGTCGCATCTAAACCCCGCGCCGTCCTCGACGAGCTCTGGCGCGTCTCAGGTTTACATGGCAAAACAGCGTGCGGCTGACGCCGCGTTTCGCCGGCGGTATAGCACTCCGCCACCGCCGCCAGCCGATGACTCGCCGGTCGATGCGAACGGCTATTCGCGCTATTCCGGCTCAGGCTCTTAGCGCTCATCGGATATTCCCCCTGCCTTCGGTGGCCCGGTAAATCAAATCTTTGGCGCGCTCCCAGACGACATGCTGTTGAGAATTGAGGTTCCCGAGTGTCCCACACAAGATCCACATTTCCGAGAGCATGTCGACTAGCTCTGGCGCCGCTGCGATGAGACCCGCGTCTGCGGCGTTGGCTTTTGGCACCAGCGCGACTGTCATGTCGAGTGGCTTGCTGTCAGCGGCCCTAATTCTTAGGTGCTGTGGGTCGGCCTCATCAATTACCCACGGTCCTTTGGTGTAGCTCATTCGCTCACCAATTCAAACGGCCCGTTGATCGTTAGCGGATCGCTCGCGTCAAAAGCGGTCGCGGCGATCTCCGTGACATGCGTCACGGTGCCAAGCGATGCTGAGCACGCGCCCGACTGATACTGCGACTGCGCGCTCACGGTGTTGGCGTAGCCCACGATTCTCAGCGCTTGAACGCTGTTGTCCGGCCACGCTTGGCTATTTGCCATCACTTTATTCTTGAGCACCACGTCCGGCGGCACGGTATAGGCGTGACCAGTGCAGTTAGGCCCGTCGAAATAGGTACGCGTGACGGCAGTAATGGTCCCATTCGCGTCGTAACTCAAAATATTATGGCTCGTCGTATTGAGCACAATCTGCGTCGCGGTGAACGTGCCGATGTAAAGCAGATTTTCCATGCTGTAGCCGTTAATGTCTTTTATGTGGACCGCAGGGCGCCCCATCGTGGCCTGACTTCCGTCGGAGCACTGGACTTGGGCTTTGCCCTCGGAGTCTTTACTCGCTGAGCACCCTTGCGCCTTAAGCATACTAGTCGGCGGTGCTGTCACAGGCGCGGATGCCTCGGAGCCGATCTCTTTACAACCGGTTAGCGCGACTAAACCAATTATGTATATTGCGTGTCTCATTAGTGACTCCCGAAGCATTGGCGTATTTGTTGGAGTCTGCCATCGACGCCCCATGAATTAGTCATCGCGCAATCTGTGCGGTTGTCCGGCGTCCCGTCCGCGTAATAAAAACCCGTGCGACTTGGCTCGAGGCCCGCACCATTTGACGATGCGCCAGCAACGCCATTGTTTACATTGACTACAACCGGTGGCGCTGATTGCACCATTACCGGCGGTCTATCGGCGAGCTTTAGCGCGAGTTCGCGGTCCAGCGTCGTCGTCTCGTGCGCGCAAGCTGACAATGCCAGCGTGGCCAGTACAAATAAAATCCGTTTCATTTTCATCCTCCCGTTATGCGCGGCTCGCGCCGCGCGGTTAAAAAACAAACAAGAATCATTTAGGGCGCGCGCGTGGTTAGTCTCATCGCACCCTCATCAACTTCCTAAACTCGCTCGCATTGTAAACCCGATCCGCGTAAACCATTGTCGACGTTATCGACTTGTGGCCTAACGCGTATTTCACGAATCGAATATCACGCGTGCGCTCGTAAGCCCGAATCGCGAACGTATGCCTCAGCGAGTGAAACGGCTTGTTCGCGGGCTTGTACAGGTTCCATATTTCGACAAGCCGTGGATACGATATCGGAAACGGCTTTGCCGGACTCACGGCTTTGAGCCGCGCGAGCGCGGTGCGGACTAACTTTGGCACCACGCACTCGCGATCATTGCCACCTTTTACCGACCTAAGCCATACAGTCCCCGTCGCTTCATTAATGTCGCGCCAGTCAAGGGCCAATAGTTCACTCGCGCGCGCACCGGTATGAAGAGCCGTGAGTATCATGGCAGTGTCCCGCGCGTGGTCCGCGATAGACCGTTCGAGGTTCGCCTCAAGCGCCGCGCGCTCTTCAGGTGATAAAAATTTACGGCTGTCCATTGATCACCGTCTCAAGTATGAGGTTCACCCACGCCTCGAACGCCTCGACCGGCATCTTGGGTGTTTGCGGGAGCTCGGCATAGTGATCGGAGTCGACGCGGATTATCACCCGGCACTCAATGAGCGCCTTGAGAACCGCGTCGCCGGTGAGGCCATGGCGACGACCCCATCGGTGATATAGGTTTGAGATTGGGCGCACTCGGGGTTTCACTAGTCCCACCACACCCTAAACATACTATGTTTAGGACAGAATAGAACCTCGTCCGCGAGTGATCTAAAAGCGGTGTCTCGACTAAGCCATATATTATGCTTAGGTCTGATGTAGACGCATACCGAGGACTCTCGCGCGACATAGTAGTCGGCATCGTCGCCGAATGTCTCAATGATTTTCACTAGTGAAACCGCCGGATCGAACCCGTTATACCCGTCGGGGACAGCGCTCGACATAAGTTTGGTTAATTCAGTCGCCGTCAACGCGTGTTTGCAAAAATAGTTTAGGTTGCGTGGGCCTTTGTGGTGATTGCAGTCCGAATAGGCCGCGAGAACCTCATCGACGATTGCGAGTTTGATGCCGACTTTTGCTCGGTGAGCGGCTCTACACGGCCCGTCGGAGTAAACCGGTCCATTAGAGTTACTCATTGTCCACCGCCTTAATAGCGCGCTCTATTTTTTTGAGAATCTGAATCTGTTCACGCTTAGGACATGATTCAGCCCAATCTTTAGAGCGGAATTGACGGGCAACGCATGCCTTTAGTTTTTTGAGAATTAGCGTCTCGGTCTCGGCGCTAATATAAGTAACGCCGTCCTGAATAGCCTCGGCCTCGAACATCTCGGCACCGGTGGGTGATTCAAAGTCATAGGCATCGACGCCGACGTCGTGAATGATCCAAGGTTGCGGGTACCCGCAAATCATTGCTTTAGGGCCCTTGTCGAATCGCAAACTCACGTTGCACGACTCGCCATTGACTTCGAGATAACAGTGGACGCTCGTCGCGCCTCGCATGATCACCGAGAGAGTTGAGGCCTTAAGCGGTTTGATTTTCAGCGCGCGTGATTCCTTTGCGGAAACGATTTTGATGCCGAGCTCGGCGGCGGTATTAAATAGGTCTTGTTTACGGCTCACTGTTCACTCCTTAGTTAGGCTCGAGGTACGAGCGGTTAGTTAATTAAGTATCGACGCGATGCACAAAAAACTCAAGGGCAAAAGTAAACTAATTTGATTATTTTTTGAGGTCAACCGGATTGAATCGGCGTCTATATATATGGTTTAGACACCTCGCGTAAGCGAGCCGGCGCGCGCTCGCGAACCAGAGGTTCTCTATAAAACCTATGGTATCAACTCATTGAATTGATTATAGAATACTAGACATGACTTTGGCCGGCCCAAGAATCGGACCCCGTTCTCAATTTGAATCGTATAATTTTCACGGGGGGTATGGGGTCTCGTCGACCCCGAGACCGATTCACCCGCCCCTCAAAAAAATAAAAAAATCAAGCCTATCAACCGATTGATAACGCAGCGTATTCCATATCAAATCGAATGTATGCACGCTCTTAAAATCCCAGAACCCCTATCGCCTATTGAGCTTTTGGACGGCGAGCTCCGCCGGGCGGCGGAAGCCGTGCCGCCAGAAATAACGTCCATGACCGAGCTTGAGCTTTATGAGACTGGAAAAATCCGGCAAATGGACTATTTTTTGCGGAAAAACCTGTGGAAATCGGTGGAAATCGCGCAAAAAGCGGGGAAACCCAGCATTATTTCCGCGACAGTTTACCAGGGCGTATGCACGGTTCAAAATTTCCATAGCAAGGTGCTGACCAATCCACTTCGGGTCGCATTTCTTTTACTCCAGCCGGGCACGGCCCAGGAGGCCATCGAGGAGGCCGCAAATTTTGGTTTGCTCCGCCTTCGCGAAAAAGTAATGACCATGGCGATCAACGAAAAAACGGTTGGCGCTTATGTGAGGGCGCTCGAATTTCTCGCCGACCGGGCGTGGGGTCCAGTCGTCCACCGAATCGAAGCAAAGCATGCGCACATGGACATGAACAAACCCGTGGTCCATGATCCGGCCGCGGCCCTTGAGGCCCCAATTCGCGATGTCACAAATAATAATAAATCCGACTCCTGAAGACCTCGAGGAAGCCCGTCGATGCCTCCCGCATATCGCGGGCTTCCCGTGGTATGCGTGGGCAAAAGAATTTTACGATTCAACAAACAAAGCTTGTTTTCTCTGCGCCGCGAACCAAGTTTCAAAATCCTCAACGCAAATAAGAAAAGCCATCAAGTGGGCCACGACGCCGGGCCTATGGAAAACCTTGTGGCCCAACCTCATGCCAGGCCAAATCCCAAATCAGTTTTGGTATTTTTACCCCACGGGACCAGTATGGCAGGCGGAGTTTGAAACGAAATGGGTACCCGATTTCCTCCCGAGGGATCAGTACAAGAAATCAGGCCCGCACGGTTGGCGTCCACAGTACGATTCAAAAAAGGAAATCAAAAAGATTGAGTTTAACTCCGGCATAAATATTTACGCCAAGGCATACTCACAAAAAATCAAAGACCTCCAGTCCGGCTCAGTCTACGCAATGTTTCTAGACGAGGAGCCGCCGGCGGATTTCATGCCGGAGCTCCAGGCGAGACTAAGGGCCACACACGGTTATATGTCCGCGGTATTCACCGCAACGCTCGGTCAAGAATATTGGCGCCGAGTGATGGAGCCAAAAACAGTCGACGAGGAGATTTACAAAAACGCGCTCAAGCTCACGGTCAGCCTTTACGACTCCCAATATTATGTCGACGGCACACCAAGCCGCTGGACAACCGAGCGTATTGATCAAGTCATAAACGAATGCCCAACCGACGCCGATATCCAGCGCCGGGTGTTTGGAAGGTTCGTCAAATCCTCCGGCTTAAAATTTCAATCCTTCGACATTCACCGAAACACAATCGAAGCCTTCCCGATCCCAAAACTCTGGGCGATTTTCTCAGCCGTGGATCCAGGCACCGGCGGCGCCGAGGGCCATCCGGCCGCGATGTTATTCTGCGCAGTCCGCCCCGATTACAAATTCGGAATAATTTTCCGCGCACGAAGAATGGACGGCATCGCCACGGCATCCCCGGATATTCTAAAGGAGTACAGAAATCAAAAAGGCCCGCTCCTAGTCCAGCGTCAGATTTACGATTACAAGGATAAAGATTTCTTCCTAGTCGCCGAGCAACAGGGCGAGAGTTTCGAAAAGGCCGACAAATCCCGCGACGCCGGCGTCGGTCTCCTAAACAGCTTATTCAAAAACGGCATGCTCACAATACAACGCGGTGATCCAGAACTAAATAAGTTGATAGTCGAGCTCTCATCACTTGCGGAAAACGAGGACAAGCGCAAAGCTAAGGACGATTTGGCGGATTGCGCCAGGTACATGGCAATGGCGGTACCGTGGGATTTCAGTGACTTAAAAAATCAGGAGGATCCCTCAAAGTATGACGACAAGCCGCCCGACAAAAGGTCAGCCGAGCAAATCTCAATCGACGAAATCCGCCAAAGCCGCCGCGACTTTACGCTCAACAAAGACACCGAGTCAGCCGATGACTTCGAGTATTGGAACGGACTTGCAGGGACCGGAAATGACGACTTCTGATATCAAAAACGTTGAAAAAGTCATGAAACTCGCCAAAAAATATGGTGCCAGTCAAATCAAAATCGGTAACATTGAAGTAGTATTTAGCGAACTAGAACAAACTGCGCCTGGACCAGCGTTAAAAGTGTCCAAAAAGAGAATCGCCGAATTAGCTCAGCACGCGATTGATCAAAATGATTTTGATGAGTCAAAAGACGTGCTCTCGACGCTACACTTAGAGGACCCAAAAGCCTTTGAGCAAGCGTTGATCGAAAACGAGTTAGCATCCGGCGATGATCCGAGCGAGGCGCGACTTGAAGAAACACACAATCTCCCAGTTACTTGAAATGTACAAGGAGGGCGAGCAAGTCGACGAGGACGTGTTCGCCGAGCAAAGATCAAATATCCTCCTCGTCTCAGGCAATCACTTCAACAGAAAAGTCAGTCAATACTGGAACCGGATCCGTGAAAACCGCTCTCTCTCAAACGAGCAAAAGCTCCGAATAACAAAAAACCATATTTACCGCGTCTCAAAGATTAGGAAAAACTTAATCCTCACGCACTCTCCCGGAGTCCGCATCCTGCCGGCAAACGAAAGTGAGCTCGCTGACCAAAAGTCGGCCGAGCTCAACCAAGCGGTGTGGGAGTTTGGCAAACGCCAGCAAAATATGCGGCTTAAGACCCAGCAATTTGTCGCGGACTATTTCGATATCGGTGAGGTCGGCGCAAAAGTTTGGTGGAACCCCGAGGGCGGAAATTTTAAAGGCTATGGTCAGGCCACACACCCAGAAACCCAAGAGCCAATGTTTGAGGACGATGGGTCCATGATGGCCGACACCGATAATCCGATATTTGAGGGCGCGCTCGAGATCGAGAGATTTTTCGCGTTCAACATGATCCGTGATCCAAATGCAAAAACGATGGATTCTAGTCCCTACATCACCTTAAGAAAAATGACTAGGCTTAAAGACTTAAGAGCCATGATCCCCGAGGACGACGACCGTCAAAAGATGCTTGTCGACGGCAAAGATGAAACCTTCATGGTGTTTGATGAGAACAAGCAGGGGTACAAAAAAGAAAAGCATATTCTCACCTACCGCGAGACTTATTTCAGGCCGTGTGCGCAATACCCGCTTGGTTATTATTACCATTGGGTTGAATCAGGCATCTTATGGGATGGCGAGCTCCCCTTCGGTCTGTTCCCAATCGTTTATGAAGGCCACGACGAGGTGCCAACACAAGCCCGGCACCGCTCGCCTATTAAACAACTTAGGCCCTATCAAATTGAAATTAATCGCGCGGCTAGTGCCCAAGCGGAGCAATCGGCAACAAGTGGTCAAGACAAACTCATCCTCCAGGCCGGAGGCAAGCTTACACCTGGTGAAATGCTACCCGGAGTCCGCGCCTATCACATAACCGGACGTGACCCAACGGTTCTCGAGGGCCGAACGGGCGAGCAATGGACGCCATACATCATGGCCAACATAAACGAGCTTTATAGAGCCGCACTTCTTGACGAGGAGGCACTTGAAAAACCACAAACGGGCGATGCGTGGTCGCAATTGTTCACCTCCATGCGACAAAAAAAGAAATTTGTCATGGACGCAGAAAAATTTGAGGGATTTCTTGGCCGAGTGGCGAATTTGTATCTTGACCTTGCACGAAATTACTTCCCGGATGATATCCTTATCCCGGCGATTGGAAAGTCTGAAATTATCAACATCGCCGAATTCAGATCCACCGAAAAAAACGCATACAGGATAAAAGCCGAGCCAATGTCCGACGATCTTGAGTCGACCATGGGTAAAATCCTCTCGATCAACCATGTCCTTCAGTATAATTCGGCCCAACTTGAGCGCGAGGATGTTGGAAAACTGATCAGGCTCCTTCCGTTCACTAATGAGGAAAAGTCATTCGAGGATTTCACGCTCGATTATGACCGCGCGACAAATATGATTCTAGCACTCGACCGCGGTGAGGCGCCAACTCCGCTTCAGACCGATAAGGGGCCGTACATGATCAAACGGTTATCGAATCGCACGGCCATGTCTGACTACAGCTTCCTTCACCCGCAAATAAAGCAAAATTATCAATCCATGATCCAGCTTTATGAGCAAATGGAAGCGCAAAAAGCCAGACAACTAAAGGCGATGGAGGCCGATTTTATTCCAAACGATGGGCCACAAATCAAGGTCGCGTGGTACATCAAAGACCCGACAAACCCAGATCGCTCAATTCAGGCCACACTCCCCGCCAACGCCATCAATTGGCTCGTTGAGCGGCTCAAAGATCAGCAAGGCCTAAGTGACGAGGCCCAAAGCCTTAACTCCGGCGCCCAAAGCCAAATCGCACAAATGTACTTGAATCAGGGCCAGCAAGCACAGCGCCCTCAGCCGCCACCAAATATGCAACGTCAACAATTACCAGGTCCAACGCCTAAACAACAATTGATGAGCAATGTTGTCGGCGGGCCTACAAATAGGGGGTTCTAATGAGCGTCGAACAAACGCCATCCGGCCCAGCACCGGGCGAGGGCGCAATAAACGCCTCCGCGAATGCTGAAGCTCCTGCGGCATCGGCCGCGGACACAACAGAAACCGCGGGGGCCACTGTTGACCCAAAGGACCACAAGGCGGTCTCGGATTTAGCGAGAGCCGCCCACGGCGCGGCCCAAGCGGCGGGCGTAGTCACCGAGGATGGCAAGCCCGCATACACGCCAAATTACAAATACAAAGCGGCGCTCCAAGAAAAGGAGCTCGATAAATTTTGGCACCCGCTGATTAAGGACGCGGATTCTGAGAAAAAAGTAAAAGAGCTTTTTTCCAAAGTCGACGCGTTTGATTTTGTCGCCGACCGCAGGAAAACCGCCGAGCAACAGCTTCAAAGCATCAACAATGATTACCAGGCAGTGCGAAGCACCGTTGAGCGCTTTAACGAATCGGTGAAGGGAAATGACCTCACCTCAGCGTTTAGAATTGCGAATATCCCCAAGGAAGCGATTTTTAGATGGACTCAGCAACAGCTTGAGCTCATGGATATGCCGCCTCAGCAACGTCAGCAATTCGAGCAAGCTGAGAACGCCAGATTAGAAAAAATGGATTTGGACCAAAGATACCAGCATTTGCAAACTCAGTACGAAACTCAAGCGACCCAGACCAGGGTCATGCAGCTTGATTTTCAACTTTCAAAACCGGAAGTCGCGAGCTTTGCGAATGCGTGGGATCAGAATTCGGGACAGCCCGGAGCTTTTAAACAATTTGTCATCGAGGAAGCAAAGAAAGTTTTCTACGACACGAATCAAGACATTTCCGCCGAACAAGCGGTTGCACATGTCATGAGTCGTTTTGGAAAATTTTTGAACGTGGCGCCGCAAGCCCCCACGCTCCCGTCAACCGCGGGCTCTCCAGGACAAAATGCAAAGCCGGTTATTCCGAACGTAACGGGTAAGGCCGTCTCCCCGATCAAGAAGGTGGCAACGGATTTAAAGTCACTCAGAGAGGTTGCGAAGGCAAGAATCGCTGAGCTTGGCTAAAACTTTTGGAGATTTGAAAAATGGGAACTAATAGGGATTTTAGTTCAATGCTCAATGAGTATTTGAGCATTGACCTCCTCAAAGAGGAGTTAATCAAGCGGGATTACGTCCTGCAAAAAGTGGATCGGGATGACGGATGGAAGTCCGGTACAATCCCGGTGCCGTTCGAAGGTCAACACGCTTCCGCCGTGAGCTTTGGCTCTCTGACGGACACCACAAACATCGCGAAATATAAATACGTTCGCGGTCAGTTGACTAGCTACCGGGAGGCGTGGGGCTCACTCCAATTCAATCATCGTGACTTGATGGAGCATGATGGAAAGATCAACGAAAAATCTTTCCTGAAAATCTTGCCCGGCCAAGTTGATGACTTCGTGACCTACATGAAAATGGTCATCGCGGTCAACATGCTAGGTGGCCCTGGATTTGCGACGCTCACTGTGAGCGGCACAAGCGGCGGTGTGATTGAAGTTGACCGCGTGGATCGCTTCACGATTGATCAAGAAGTTCACTTGATCGACGGCAATACGGCTGAGGGCACTTATTACGTCATCGCCATTGACGTAAACGGTGGAACCTTGGGCGAGGGTGCGGTCACTCTAAGCGCATCGCGCGGTGGCGCTGCGGCTGACGTTTCGGCGTACACCACTACGCAAGCGGCGTACTGTTTACACCCAGGAGCCTCGACCGATAGCTTCACGAGCTTGGAAACCCAACTCTTGAGCGCGGCCAATGGCGGATCCGCCACAATTTTCGGTCAATCGAAAACGGCGTATCCATACCTCCAGGCGATTCAGTATCCCGGCACGAGCATGTCGGCAACGAACGTGCTATCCACCCTGTTCTCGGCGTATGCCAAACGGCAAAAACACGCGAAATCAGGAAAATTGCCTGAAGTGCTGATGAGTTATAAGCATTTCGGATCAGTGTTGACGGCCCTTGAAAACGGCGGCGGGACAAACCCCGGCGTTCCGTATAAAGGTGCCTACAACGTGGTACCTGGATCTCGCGAAGTCTCGGTGTTTGGTTGGCAAAAGGTGACGATTGGATCCGTGTCGGGTGAGCTCCTGACTCTGGTCGCAATCCAAGAGAAATCTGATTCGACAATCATGTTTCTCGATTGGGACTCAATCACCCTTTACACCAACGGTTTCCTCCAACGGCGTACTGCGCCCGATGGCCTCCAATACTACCAAGTCCGTGCGACCTCCGGTTTCACGTACATCCTGGATCATGTATTGGCCGGCGATATCGTGTGTAAAGCTCCGTGGAAAAACCTTATCATTTACGGAATTCCGAACTACTAAGGAATTTAGCCGGCGCTCTGACGGGCGCCGGATTTTTCTCGGAGGGCAATGTTAGACCTCATCCTCAAAGATATTTCGGACCCGCATATCCGGGAAAACTTCAATCGTCTCAAAAACTTTTTGGGCTCTCAGGATATTTTCAATGGCAATTTTGAGCTATTTGACGTCACAATTACTCAAAAAACCGCAAAATTTAAATTACTGCATGGACTCACTTTCATTCCTGCGGATATTATCTCACTCTCGTCGTCCGGTGACGCCAATTTTTATTTTAGATTTCAAGAATTTGATTCGCAAGCTATCTACATCACAACCGATGGCCCCGTAAGGCTCAGGTTTTTAGCCGGCAAACTCTCAACGCCCACCTCATCACAGGCGCAAGATTTAAAAGCGCCGTATCCATTTGTCGCGCCAGGTGACATTGTGGGCCCAAGCTCACCAGGATTTGTTTATGCCGCAGTCGGTGCGCAAGGCCCCGGTTTTTGGTTAACCTCAGAGGGCATTCCATCAAACGTGGTTGGCGTCCCGGTCTTATTCGGCGACGCTGTTGTGGTTCAAGCTGCGGTCGGTACTACGGTCGAGGCAAATTACACGATTGGTATTTTTCAGCATCAGGGACAAGGCATTGGGCTCACGAGCCTTGGCACTTTTCCAATCACAGTTGGCGGAAACAAACGAATCTCAGTTGATTTTCCCGTCATTTATCCGGCCACTAACGTACAGCTTGCGTGTCAGTTAACGGCGGGCAACACTAATAATTTGAAGGTGTCGCTCATCGTTAAAGGAACGGCAGTATGAGTAAAATCCTAATAAATGACGGTGCCTCTACCGTTTTGATTAACGATTGTGGCGTCGCGGTTTTGCCGACCGAAAGTTACACGATACCGCCGACCAATTATCCGCTCTTTGCCGCAAGCTCTGACGTAATCAAAGCGATTGCTGACGCAACACTAACGCTCAATGACGGCTCCGAGGACGTAACCGTAGTTTCTGACGCGGTCGATATAATTAAGGGTTGGTCGCCGCAAACGACAACGACAATCGTTTCCAATCCTCCCTTTTTTTTTGATTATGCTGGCGTTCCTAGTGGTCCAGGTCCGACAACATTGATTTCGTTTACTAATACCGGATCCACCGCGATGGATTTAAATCGCCTTGAATTTGGATGCCGCCAGGACGCAACGCTTCAAGTCCAGCAAAACGGAAATGTTATTGGCACATGCAAAACCGGTGTTGCCCATCCTAAAGACAATTTCGTGTGGTATCCCGCAAGACAAGCCGCGCCAGGAGATTTAATTGAGGTTATACTAACGAAGTGGACAGGAAGTCCCGATGTAGATGTTGCCGCCCATTTGATGGGCTCAACTGAAACATAAATAAAAGGAGTTAATTTTTATGAGCGATGTACGCACAAGTTTTCCAACGACTGAGGACAGCTCACAAAATGGTGTGCCGCTAAGATCAGTACAGCAAGGCGATTCAGTCGCCACAAAAGCGGGCCAGCTTGCTTTTGCGTTTCAGGACAATTCCAATAACGCGATTGCAGCACCCGTCAAAACTGCGGGCCAAGCGGTTGGTAATGCGGTGCCAGTGCTCCCCGCGAGCGATGGAACTAACGGACAATTCTTGCCCCTTCGCGCGGCAGGAGTTGTTCCGCCTACAGTTGGCTCGCTTCCCGTCATGGCCTTTCTTGATGCAAGCGGTAATCTCGTTTTTCCACAGTTAAATGCCGCTGGCCAAATTCCTGTTACAAGCGACGTCGTGTCGAATGATTTGTCAAATCAAGGCGTCAATCTCACAGGCTCGGCCACTGAGGTCACGATTGCAACGATCACGCTCACCGCTTCAAAAACCTATCGCAGGCTCGAGGCCGTGGTTTCTTGTTTTCGCGATGCGATCTACACCATTTATCAAAACAACAACGGCACTTTGACGGCGCTCGCTTATGTCCTTTGCGGTCCCGGGCAATTTAGCGTTGATTTTAAAATGGAAGGGTTGACGTTTACGGCTGGGGCGACTGGCACTCAACAGCTTTTGCTCAAGGCTCTTAACCAAGATGCGCTCTCGGCTTTGAGAGGCACAATCGCAATTGCTCAGCAATAATTAGGAGGTCGATTAGTGAAACCCTACATTTTATTTTCTCTCCTCATTGTAGGGCTTCACGTTTTCGCGACTGATGCTCCTTGGAACTTTACATCACAAACGATTAACACCGGTAATGGCACTGCGGCTAATTCACAGCGCGTGACCCTGGCCTCAGATTCTACCGGCCAAGTCACCGCCAATGCCGGAACTAATCTCAACACGTCGTTATTAGCGCTTCAATCAGGCGCTAACACGATGCTTGACCGGACGGGGTCTGGTACTATCTCAGCGCTCAATGGCGCGGTGACTGCGACTACAAATGGAGCGGCTGCCGTTTCTTTCAATGTCACGGGCACGTGGGTTGCTACTTTAACCTTGCAGGCAACGGTTGACGGGACGAATTGGGCAACGGTTACCGGTAGCGTGCTCAATATCGACACGACAACGCAATCTGTTGCCAACAATCAGTTGATCAATATTGCCAGCGGAGGGTTCTCGCAAGTTAGGCTTATAGCCACCGCTTACACCTCTGGCACCGCATCAATCGCATGGGACGCTAGCGCAGGGAGCAATTCGCAGCAAGTTTTTAGTAGCGTAGCGGCCTCGTTTCAAACAACCGCGCGTCTTAATGATGGATCTGGTAACGCCATTTCTGAGGGCCAGCAAACCATGGCAGCATCTTTGCCAATGGTCATAGCCTCCAATCAAACTGCGTTTCCAGTCAACGTAGCCACCGCTGCCACGGGAGGTTGGACCTATAAACATATCACCGGCGCCGCGACCACAGTGGTCAAGTCGGGCGCGGGCACACTCGGCGTTCTATGCATCAACAACGGTATCACGGCGACCTACACCATTGATGACAATACATCAGCGGCAGCGCCCACTATTGGCGTCTTATCCAATGCGACAACTCAACAATTAGGATGCATTCAATACAATATGGCAATGACCACTGGTATCACAATAGTCTCAACCGGAGCGGGCACTGATTTGACAGTTGGCTTCAAATAGGGGAACGCGATGTTAAGATTTTATAGAAATAGCGCGACAACCGATGGTTCAACTGGCCAAGTCATTTTATCTATGCAAATCCCCGGAACATTTGTGACAACTGACGTGACCCAGCCAACTTGGGCAGGCCGCAATATTTTAAAAGCGCAGGGCTGGTTTGGAAATCCAACGGCGGGTGATTTAATCACTAATTTTCAGCTTGTCGACGTGGACAATCTTTTGGGCTTTGGCGCGAATACGGTTCTCTCGACATGGTCAGAGGACGCTGTCCCCGACGGTAACAAAGGCCTCTGGATCCCGCCCTCTGATGGCCACTGCATTATAATTCCGCCAAGTCACTTAGAGGCCAGGGTTCCATGCGGCATGTACATTCAAATTCTAGCGCAAAAGGCCACGAACGTTGTGGACACCTTTTATGCCAACATCGAATGGGACGACTTCATAACATGACCCAATACCTCTACAACATGTTTTTCGCGATTGACCAATTTGCCTCAACCGTTTTAGGCGGCGATCCCGACGACACAATTTCCGAGCGCCTAGGACGGGCGTATTTAGCCAAACCTGGACCAGTGGTGAAGGCCGCGAAATGGACGGTCGATCTCTTGGCCTTGACTCTCGTTGGACAAAAAAATCATTGCATCAGTTCACTGGATGGCAAATCGGGAGTGAAAGAGCTTTGGAATTGGGGAGGCGTAAGGACGCCAAAAATTGAATGATAAACGCTTGGATTTGGCAATATAAAAGGATTTAATTTAAGATGAAACTAATATTTGAGGTGAAATCATGACCACGGGATCAGATATTCAGGCCGATGAATTGCTCCAGGCCCTGGGCCAAGAAATCGTCAAGGTCTATCAGGTTTTTGATGGATCAAGCCGCGTGATCACCAGATATGAAGCGGTCGCGAATGCACTCAATAATCAGGTTTGTTTGCGCACTGATTTTTCTTACACAGGTGCCAACACTCAGCCGACTGCGATGAAAGAATACTTGGACGTTTGGTCGTCATCTTACGACTTTTAAGGAGTAGCCAATGGGTTTGTTTGATAGACGATTTGACGGAACGATTGCCTCGCCATTTGGCGGATCCTCTGGAGGCGGCGGTGGAAGTGGCGCGAATTTATTCTTAAGCAATCTTTCGTCGCCGACCGCAATCAATCAAAATTTGATTTCAGCTACGAACGGCTCCGTGACCATTTATTCAAATTTTCCAGGAAACGGCGTTACCACGAGTGACTTAAATCATTCAACCGTGCAAATCGCGGCGCCATTTACGCCCGGCATCAGCGCCGCAGTATTGACGGCTTCGTTCGGTACTCAGTCCGCCCCAGCAAGTATGGTCGGCAATCTTTTCGCTAATATTTTCGCCGATAACAGTGGCTCGCCAGGGACATTGCTTGGCACGTCCAATGCTTTAAATTCGAGCACTGTAACACCTGGTGCCACGCAAGTGAATTTTACCTTTGGTACGCCGGTCTCGTTAACTAGTGGAACCCCATATTGGGTAGGCCTTTCCACCGATATGACCTATCATGGTAGCGCTAATTTTCTAGATTTTGTTCAAGGCGCTGGCGGCGCTACTCCTAACATTGCTTATTACAACACTATGTGGAATAGCGCCCCGACTTCGCTCGCAGTACAAGTTTTTGGCGGAGGGTCAAGAAATAGTATTCAGTTCGGCCTTATTGAATCTGTCAACAGCGGTTTCAAATTTCCCGATGGGTCGATTCAGCTTACGGCGGCGACAGGTGGCGTAGTGCCCCTATCCGGCATCACGGCGGCGACGTCATCGCCTACCGCGATTGATAGCTTAAATTTCCTGCAACAATGGAATTGGAGCACGCTCACCTCGGGTCCAGCACTTACGCTCGCTACGGCAAATCCTGGCTTTACCGGGACGCTCTTTCAGCTTACCGCAAGCAACGCCAGCAATACTGGCACAGTGCTCGGCATTAGCGCCTCTGGTGCCACGAGCGTTGGTCTAGCATTATCTAGATCGGTCACAACCGGCACGAATGGTTTTGCAACAATCACCGACGCATCGACAGCGGGGGCCACTGGTCTTGCGATTTCCATGACCGGTGCCACGGGCGCTCAAATCGGCGCCAACGTCATTATGACGTCAAATACTTTAGCTGCCACTGGCCTCAAAGTGACGATGAACGGCGCCTCACAGGCGACGCTCGGTATTGACGTCAGCAACGTCTCGACAGCGGGCGGCGGCTCGACTTTCGGCATTAGATCGCAAATGACCAATGGCTCTGCCAATGGTGCGCTCTTTGCGATTCAGGGCAAAGTTTCCAACACTCACTCAGGCAGCGTGGCTGGGGATTTCTCGCTCACAAGCGCGACAGCAACCGGTACCGCAGTCAATGCCACGCATGCGGGCACTTCGGGTAGCGCGATAGTCGCCACCGTTAATCACGGCGCAACTGGATTAAATATCATCAGTTCCAGCACCGCGAGTAACGACGGCATTCAAATATCAATGACCGGCGCAACGGGCGCTCAACAATGTATTTATGCCTCCAATGCATCAAATACCGCAGGGGCGAACGGCATTTATCTAACCATGACTGGGTCAAGCGCCGCGTATAAAACGCTTCAGATCAGCCATTCGAGCTCGGCAGGATTTCCGTATTATTCATCGACCGGATCCGGCTCGGCCATTCGCACGCATGTAATGATGTCAAATACCGTGTCGACGATCGGCAACGGAACACAGATTGCCTTTGCGGTCAGTGCGCCGTCAGTTGACACAATCGTTGCGAGCATTGCGGGTATTGCGACGAACGTCTCTTCAGCCGCCGGCGCCCTCCTATTTATGACGGCAACGGGCGGTGCGGCCCCCGTTGAAAATATGCGCCTCGCCTCTGATGGATCGCTCTTGTTTCCGTACACGATCAGCGGTGGCACAGGTGCCCAGACAATCAACCACATTTCTGGCACAGTGAATTTTGCGGGCGCTGCGACCTCGCTGGTCGTGACCAATAGCCTCGTCTCGACAAGTAGTATTGTCTTTGCTGTCATCAGGACGGCGGATGCGACAGCGCAATTAATGAATGTTGTGCCGGCCGCTGGCTCTTTCACCATTAATATGTCGGTAGCGCCGACGGGGACAACATCGGTAGGATTTTTTGTAATTAATAAATAAGGTGCGCCACCCGGCGTTTAAAGGGGAGTGAATGAAAATCTTAGGTCAATTAGAGCTCGCGTGCCTAGAGCAATTGGCGAGCGATCCATCTGTCAATACCGCTGGCCGCATTTGGATGAATACGACTTTTGGCCAAACCATGCTCGACAACGGCGTAAACAAACGAGCTCTTCTCAGGAACGATGAAAAGTGTTACATCGGACAAGCCACGCTCGGAGGCGGCCTTAATATTCGCCTGCATCGCGGATCTCCGGCCCTTTTGCAGTTGGTCATAGATGACGACACCACGCCCGATGGAACTGTCTCAAATGCCCTGGCCATTTTATCGACGCGCATTGAGGGCTATGCATCCACCTCTAAGCCTGCCACCGGCAACATAGGACGATTAATCTATCTCACTGACACTGAAACTTTGTCCCTGGATCAGGGCGGTCAATTCATTGACCTTCTCTCATCGTTTCTATTTCAAACAAAAGGTGATTTGATAATTGGGACTCCTCAAGCGGGAAATCGCTTGCCAGTCGGCGGTGACAACACCGTTTTGACGGCCGATTCAACGCAGACGCTTGGTGTGCGCTGGGCTTCACCAGGCGTTGCACCGACTTCGCTTCATTCCTCAGCCTTCACTGCGGCGGTCGGGGCCGGCCTTTACCGCGTTACCAATAGCGGCGGAAATTATGTGGTCACACTGCCCACGGCGGTTGATGGCGAAAAGCTCGCCTTTTTAAGAGCGGATAGCAATTTTACCACAAATAGCAAAGTGATAACGATTAACGGGTTCAATCTCTGTTTTGCCAATACACTTCTCACCCTTCGCGGTGTTGGGGCGAGTTGGATTACCGAGTCGTATAATCAACAAGTCTATTGGCAAAGCTCCAGCCTCGCGCAGTCAGCCTTCACCGATTATAATGTCACCGGTGGTTGGTCTGGTATCGGCACGGTCGACATTTACAAAAGACATATCCACGACACGATTGAAGTCAAAGGCTCAATGAACGCCGCCACTTGGGCAAATTCGCCAGCGACCATTGCGGACAATTTTAATACACCAAACATCAGCATCACAGATCGTTTAAAAGTCCCGCTCGGCCATTGGTGGTCGAGCACTCCGACCTCATCGCCGCCAGCCGCCTACGATTCAAATAACTTAAATGGATTTATTTATTGGGACCAGGTCGACGGTCAGTTTCATTTCGCGCAAGCCGGAGCAAGTGGCGTAGCAGTGCCAGCAAACGCGCTATCTATTGGCGGTAACGGCGGAACTTTACATTTTGCATTTAGCTATCCAGTGAACGGATATTGATGAAAACGCTCATTGCTTACGCCATGCAGTTTATCGGAGTGCCCTACAAATGGGGCGGCTCCACTCATGACGGGATTGATTGCTCAGGTCTAGTCCATGAGCTCATGCTATCGATTGGTATGGTGCCGCCAGAGGGCGACCGCACCGCGCAATCACTTTATGAGTTTTTCTCAAAAGGGCTAGCCCAGCCCACTAATAATCCAACGGCGGGCGCATTGGTATTTTACGGCCAAAGCCTTAAAGCGATTTCTCACGTGGCCTTCATGATTGACCAAACTAGAATGATTGAGGCTGGCGGAGGCGGTCACCTCACGATCACACGTGCCGATGCCGAAAGAGATTTGGCTTTTGTGCGCATCAGACCATATACCAGGCGCAAAGATTTGCTTGTCATGTTGATGCCAAATTATCCGACATGGATGGGACCGAGTGGAAGCTGACGTTTTGGTGAAAGTCATTTGGAGCATTCTAGCCGCCATCGGCGTCACTGGGCTTGGCCTTTTGTCCATTGGCGTGAAGCGCCTCATTTCTGTGACCTTTGAAAACACGGTTCAAATCCGCATTCTCAACGAGAAAATTGCCGATATTATTAAAGGACAGTTGAAAGTTGAAAAAATTGAGCGCGATTTGAACGAGGCCCATAACCGCATTCGGCATATGGAACCTCAGAAATATAACCGCAATGGGGGATGAAATGAACGCCGCAAATACGATTGCCGTGATACTTTGTGCGCTATTTACGATGTGCCTCTGGGGACAATCCCCAGATCCAATGTCAATTCCGCCCCCTCCGCCACCGGCGGCCGCGACCTCACAACCCGTGGTTGCTCCCGATCCGCACGCGCTTCCTGAATGGCTCGCAAAAGCCATCGACACCGTTGAGGAAGTTCCAATCGTTGGGCCATATGTATCGACAGCCATGAAATGGGTTGGTCTTGTGGCGGCTGTAATGACTACTGTTGTCACTGGGCTTTTAGGGTTAATCCTAGGCCTCTCATCCATTTTAAAACTTGCAAAGCTCGAGACATGGGCCGCGAGCCTTCAGGCGCTCACAAATGGTCCAGTGATGTATTGGCTCAAATTTTTCTCGATGTACAATGCGGCAAAGCCAACGGCAGTGGTCGCAGCAACATCGGAGGGCGCCAAAAGCGCTTGATTTGTCATGGCTCGCACTTGGATTTGGGATTGGATATGCGGACGGCCAGGAGGGTAAGGCCGCAGCGGAAAAAGAAACGGTGTTGGCCGAGCTAAAGGCCAAGGAAGCGGAAAATGCTCAACGTGTGTCTCAAGATAATGCTGGCAAGTCTGATGGGGATATCGTCAAGGATATCTTACGCCGCCAGCCCTGATGAGGTAGGGTCCATGCTCAAGGCCGAGCAAAATCCGGCGGGATACTTATGTTTCAATCACGATGAGGTCGGGACTCTCGCCAAATTTAAAATCGCTTGCGATCTTAAGGCCAAAGATTTTACATCGCTACAGGAATCTTTTAAAACGTGCATGGATGCGCCCGCGGTGCCAGATTTTTTTTCCTCCCGGATTGTGCTAGTCAGTGTCGTCACCGCGGCTTTAGTCACCGGTTTTCTTTTAGGAAGGAAGTAAAAAGGCAATGCATACCCTTACTTATGGTCAACAAATCCCAGACACAGGCGACTCAGGGGTTCCATTATTCGCGGCCCTCGAAGCCAATTTCACCCGGACCGATGGTCACTCGCACAACGGGATTGATTCAGCCCTATTAAGCGCGCAGTCATTTCAGGGCATCGCGGACACAATCTTAGCCGCGAATTGGGCGACCTACGTCGGTGGCCCCGTTGGGCATTACCGTCAATTGGTGACGATGCACACAGGATTTTTATTCGACACATCTAAGATTGGTTTTAGGACCACGGACGGTAAATATATTTACCCAACTGTGGAGCGCGTTTCCAATACGACCTATTATTTGTACACCATAGACAACACTTCAAATCTATTGGCAGTTTATGGCGGCTAGCACTCAAAGCCCCTATGAGATTAACGATTTTTCGGGCGGCATGACCGATCAGGTGTTTGAGCAAGTCCTTAATCGTCATGCGCTCCTCGATAATTTCCTGATCAATGAGGACAAAAAGCCCTACATGCGGCCGGGCTCAGTCATCGATGATACGGCTAATGGTGAAGCACCTTCTGGCGCGAGGATTTCAGCGCTCATTAATTACGCCAATAGCGATAAGCTCTTTTATCAGTCACTCCGCTATATTTATTTCCGCGATCCAAGTGTGTTTCAAGAGCTCATGGGGCCAACCGGTAACTCGGCTTATTCAACCGGTACGCCAAACGCGGTGCCAAGCTTTGCTCAGTGGAACCGTCATCTTTACACGACCAATGATCAATACGCGCGTCCGATGAAAATTTTCAAAGATGGCTCTGGCAATTACCAAATCCGGAGCTCTGGACTACCCGCCTTGGCAACGCCTCCGGTAGTGACGGCCGGCGCGGCTGACACTCAAAATTTTCTTTATGCATTTTTATTCCGCGTCGATTACCAGGTCTTTAATCTTAATTATGAGACCATAGGCCCGGTGACTGAAGTGGGGGTTAGCAATACAGCGGCACCTGACGTCACGCCGATTGCGATTTCTGGCATCCCAGTACTGGCTAACGGTATGAGTGACAATTGGGACGTAGCCAATGTTTTTGTTGATATTTACCGCACCGTCAACGATGGGACATTTTTCCAAAAAGTGGGCTCGGTACCTAACGGCACGACGACATTCACCGATAACGTGTCAGATATCACGCTGGAAAATACTGGCATCCCACTCTACACAAATGACGGCACCGTAGACTATGACCCTCCGCCTTTGCATAAATACGTTCACGTCGTAAATAATACTGCATATTATGCAGGAATACAGGACCTCGACGGTGAGTCGCCTTACAAGATTCGGCAAAGCGTACCGGGCGTTCCGGACACGGCTCCTTTGGATTTCGAGGTTTCAGTCGACGATGAACTTCAGGGGATGAACAGCGTCAACTATATGCCCATCGCTCTGTGCAAAAAATATATTTACCGTATTGATCAATCCTTTGATCAATTCGGTCGCGGCAACATGATCCCGACTAGGATTTCAGACACCGCCGGGTGCATTGCAAATAATTCTTGTGTGCAGGCTGAAATGGGCCTTTTTTGGCTCGGTAATGAGGGCGTGTGGTGGACCGATGGGTATCAAACGATGAAAATATCTGGCGGCAACAACGATTTTTACAAATCAATTATCGCCAACACGACTCAATTGAATCGCTGCACTGGAAGGTTTTATGAAAAAGAGCGACTCGTTATTTGGACTATCCAGCGCAACGCCGACAGCAAGGATAACGATTCTTTTTTAGTGCTCCATTTAAAATTCGGCGTCAGTGCCGCGTCGACATTCACCACATGGAGTGGCGCGAGTTTTCGTCCATCGGCAATTGAGATTTTTAACAAGCAAATCTATCGCGGCGATATTCAGGCCTACACTTTTAAGCATGACTCGAGTTACACGAGCGATCGCAAAATCAATCTTTACCTCAATCCGGTTAACTGGACGCCAGAGACTATAATTTGGACCATTCAGACGATTCACTATAATTTCGGTGGCACCTTTTTTAGAAAGATGCCGACACGCGTTTTACTGACCGCCAAAAATCAAGGTAACACCTCGATTCAAATCACCGCGATCAACGATGACGGTAGGGCCTCCAGGCAGTGTAAACAAATTAGGGTGAGAGGCGACTTTGTTTGGGACGCCGATGATTTTGTGTGGCGCGTTTCGCCCTTTGTATGGCGAGGGTCTGGACTCATTGAACAATGGCGCAGATTCCCAGCGAAGCCGCTTAGACTCTCATATCTTCAGTTGGTGATCACCAACGCATATTCCGACATTACAAATTCGGATACGCTAGGGCAGGCCGCATTTGACGCTACTGCCAAAACCGCTACTCTGAGCGGTACCAATTACTGGCCCATTTACTCGGTTGATTATTATCTCTATTCTGACGCTGACAATTATCAAACCGGGTATTTGGTCGACGCCCTTAATTCAGCCGGCGTAGTCCATCTTTTCGATCCGCTCAATACTTTGCCATCGGGAACCCACAAATGGGTCATGCGCGGATACAAGAAAGACGAATCTCTCTATTTGCTTGGATTTAATATCCACTGGTCAAATGTCAGTCAGTCGCAACAGGCTTACAATTCATCGGCCGCGAGCACGGGGGAAAATGCGTAAACTCCTAGCCAAACATAACCTACGGGGTTTATTCTTAAGGCGGGGGGCTTAATGTTTCAGACCTTTGGTCAACTCAATGCTCAGCTTGAAATGGAAATGGACCTTGAGGACGAAACATTTGTCCAGCCGGCCGAGCTCATTGGTTATTGGAACCATGCGGTTGCTCAGGCCGAGGCGCATATTATTACGCTTGGCCTTCGCGATAAATACTTTTTGACGAGATTTGCATTTGGTACAGTGCTTGGTCAGGAGGCGTATCCGCTTCCGACCAATATGTATGCGAACAAAATCAAAAAGATTATTTACCAAAATGGCGCGACCTTTTACACGCTGAGGCCTCTCGACTCAAAGGACATGTTTGAAAACTACACGTATTTGAACGTGTTTTCGACGACTGATTATTACCGCTATTTCATCGAGCATGATGTACCCGGAACGCAAAATATTATCATTGTGCCGGCCGCGCGTGAGACCACAGTTGGCAACGTTGTGACCATTTGGTACCCACGGCGTGCGAATAGATATGTGGCTACCGACGGCAGCGACATTTGCGATTTACCAGATATTTGCTATGAGTTTTTGAATATGCGCGTAAGAGAGCTTTGCTACGCAAAAGAAACCCATATCAATGCGCCGGCGGCCAAGGCCGACCGAGAAGAAAAAGAAATGTTGATGCAATCCGTTTTATCGGGTCAGGTGGACGATAGTGAAATGTCCATTCTTGAAACCGATTTGTCCGTTTACCAGGAGTCAAGCTAGTGGGTGATATATTCGGCGGTGCAATTGGAAGTCCGGCTATACCTCCGCCTCCCCCTCCGGATCCGGCGATTGCGGCTAATAAGAATTGGTGGGCACAACAGTCGCAAATCCCCGGCATGGTTATGCCGCCACAATCCACTTTTGAGGAGCAAGCCGGCGTCCAGCCGGGCGGCTATCAAGGAATTGTTGACCCGACAACGGGACAGCTTTTATCGCAATATACGCTGAATCAATTCCAGCCGGGCAGCGCATCGAGCATGTTACGAAGCGAGGCCGAGAGTACGGGGCCGACCGATTGGGCACAGGCGCAGACCGCGCAAGAGCAAGCGCAAGAAAAAACCGCTATGGGTAACGCTGGTCTCCAGTCGCAAACAGCGAACGACGAGGCCCAGGCCCAATTAGCTCGCAATGGAGGCATAAGTTCGGGCGCTAGGACTTCTCTCGCGAGGAGCTCGGCGAGGGATGCGCTTAATGCTAACCAAGGCGTTGCCAACACTGGAATGCAGGCTCGGCTAGGGATCACCGCCAATGACATGGGCCTAAAACAACAGCTTTTAGGCGCGACGGCAGGCGTGGAGCAAAATCAAAATTCGACCAACCTGTCAAACGTACTCCAAAATATGCAGGGGCAAAACTTGTTCAATACGAACCGCTACAATCAGCAAATGGCGGGATGGGGCGCTCAGCAATCGGCCAATGCTACGCGCGCGGCCGGAGCGAGTAGCGGAGGTAAAAAGTGAGCGGGGCGCTGAGACTTGAACAATTAAATCCAGGAGATTGGCGCCAGATTTCCGCCAATGCACACTGGGCCTCATTCGGGAGACCTCGCTCGCCGGATTTTGATCGCATTGATTACTCGCTTTTCGTTCATGATGGCGCCAGGCCTTGTGCCTATGCGACGCTCATCGAAATTGATCAGGAGTCGGTTTATATGCAGCACGGGGGGGCGTTTCCTGGCACCTCCAAAACAACGCTTACCATGCGCTCTTACATCATGATGACCAATTGGTTAAAAGAGCGCTACAAGACGATTTCGACTCAAATCTCCAATCTCAATATTCCCATGCTCAAAATGGCAATGGCGGTTGGATTTGTGATTTCCGGGACCGAACTAAACGAGGGGGAACTTTTTTTAAAGATGTTATGGAAAAAGACATAATCGGAGCGCAAAACTTTTTCACGAGTAAGCATCCAACGGCTAAGGCCGAGCTCCGCAAACAAATTGCGGCTCTTGAGGAATTTGCACTCAAACAACCTCAATTGGCGATTGAGATCACGCACCATTTTTCAAAAAGTGTTTACGCGCGTGAAATGTTTATGCCGGCCGGATCTATTGTCATTGGGAAAATCCATCGTCATAAAAATTTAAATATCATCAGCCAAGGCGACGTCTCTTTTATCTCCGTCGATGGCGTGATGCGCGTTAGCGCCCCCTTTACCTTTGTCGCGAGCCCCGGCGTCAAGCGCGTAATTCGGGCGCACAAGGATACGATTTGGACAACGATTCATGGAACTGGGCTCACTGATTTGGCCGAAATTGAAAAAGAATTTATCGCAAATGATTATAGCGAAATCGCCGAGGACGAGGGGGACAAATGTCGTGGGTAGCCGCCGCAATTGCGGGTAGTGCAGTTTTAGGAGCCGTGCAAGGTCAGCAACAGCGCCAAGCGCAACAGCGTGCGAATCAGCAAAGCGCTGATATTTCGGCCGCACAAATGCAGTACTCGCCGTGGACTAAGATCGCACCACAAACTGCGCAAGTGACGCCAGTGACCGGATCTATGCTTGGCGGCGCTGAAAAGGGTGCTCTCACCGGGGCGATGTACGCCGATGCGATTAATAAAGCGACTGGAAGCGGTGATCTTGAAAAAGAGTTTGATAAGATGCCGACCAATAATGCGCCAGTTCCCCCAATGGGGGCCGGCGATATGCCGCCAACTGATCCCTGGGGGCAACAGGTGCCACAAAATCCGTATGTCAATCAAACCATGATGAGGCGTCCGTACAATCTTGCGTAGAGGGTAACGATGGATTTTAACATTTGGAAAATGCTGAGCACTCAGGGGAACCAGACCAATCCCTTAGTGCTAAATCAAATGGCTGATCAAGGCGCTGGTGATCAGCAATGGCATGCGCCAATGCTTCCGCCGCAAATGCCGGACCAGGCGCCTCCAATTCCGCCCATTACGCCGGTGAACAATACTCTGCCGCCGCAATCCACAATGCCGACGAGTGGCGCGCCCCTTGGTACTACGCCGCAAGAAACAAGGCCGGCTGGTCCGCCTCCGACATTTCAACGGCAAGACTCGCCCAATATGGATTATGCGCAAATGCTCCTGCGCCTCAAGGGACAGCCCATCAACCAAGACGAGCGCGATGAGCGCGCCAATGCGGAGCGCACCTATTCCGCAATGATGAGTAAGCAACAGGCCGATGTAGACCGCTTGCGTGAGTTATCTCAGCAATATGCGGACAAACCTGATCGCTTTGATTTCAGGCCGGCCGCGGCCTTTGTTGACAGCATGAACCCAGGTTCAAATTTTTCCAAAGCGGCTGAGGAAATGGCGCCTGAAAGCGCGGAAGCCAAACTCGCCAAGCAAGAAGAAATGCAAAAGACGATCACTGCGGCACAGGCCGGGATCACTAAGGACCAGTACGATTACATCAAGACGAAACTCCAGCAAATGGGATACGATGCGAGCCGCATGACCAAGCGTGATGTTGCTACACTCGCGGCCGCAGGCAAACTTGCTGGTGTCGAGGCGACTCAGCAAGGCACGCAAGCCCGCATCGCGCAAACCGCGGCCACGCAAGGCGCCCGCATTGATCAGGCCAATCAGCGCATTAGCAATAATCTAGATAAGGAAGCTCGCGGCACGGTCAATAACGACCCGATGCTGAAAATTTACGGACCGCGGCTTGAGGGCGCGGCCAAAATTGGCGAGCTCATTCAGTCAGCACGCGAGGGTAAGGTCGTGAGCAATCAGGCGCTATTAGGCCAAATCAATGCTGAGGTCGCAAGACTTGAAACCGGTTCTCAATCACCAGGCCTTGGACAGGGTGAAAAAACTGAGATCAATGACAATTTAGCTCAGCTTCACGCGATGGCCGACGCGGTTACCGGAAATCCAACCGACGCTGTTCGTCCTGAGATTTTAAACACGCAAGATAAAATGGTTAAGGAACTGTCAGGCTCCTATATGCGCGGCGTGGACTCGCGGATGGACTTTTTAAGATCCGGGATGAAGCCCCAGCAACAAAACATTGTTGACCAAAAACATGAATCGATAAAGTCGACATACGCACCTCGGTTCGGTGGATGGAACGGGATTGAACAGACCAAGGTGTGGAATGGTAAAACGTATAAAATGGAAGGCGACCACTGGGTCGAGCAATAAATGGCTGAGAAATTTCCAGTAGGACAAGCGCCGTGGGAAACCGGTGGCGCGCCAAAAGAAAAATCTGCATTCCGTGTCGGCCAAGCGCCGTGGGATCAGCCGCAAGCCGCGCCTGCACCGAGCGCGCCGCCCGCGGATCCGAATAGCGGTGCCGAGGCGACGCTCGAGGGATTTGGCCAGGGAGGGACTTTTGGCTATCTCCCCAACCTCCAAGCCCGCCTTGCTCAAATGGGAAACGCTGTATTGCCTGAATCAATGGGCGGCGGCGGCGACGAATCATACGAGGATTTGAAAAAAGCATTCCAACGCCGCGATCTTGCGCTGAAGTCAGCGCATCCAATCGCATCGGTCGCTGGCAATGTCGGCGGGGCCGTAATGAGCGCGCCAGCCGGAGGCATGCTTATCAAAGGGGCCGGCGCTGCAATGAAGGGCGCGCAAGCGATGCGCGCGGCCGGCGAGGCCGCACCTTTAGTCGGTGAACTCCTCGATGCGCCCGCGGCACTACTTCCAGGGGCCGCGGGAACCGCCGCGCCAGGAGTCGCATCCGTCGCTCAGCCGGTGTCGACATTGGCAAAGGTCGGAAAAGCTGCGGCGACTGGCGCGGGATATGGCGCTATTGAAAATCCCGAAATGGAAGCCGACCCCAATGATCCGTACGGCGAGCTCAAAGCGCGACTGAGCAATGCGGCTTTGGGCGGCATTACCGGAGGTGTTACCGAGGGCGTTTTGTCCGGAGTCAGTAACCGACTCGCCAAAGCTGGCCAGCGCTATTCCGATAAAGCGGTCGTTAAACAAATCGGCGCCAATGCTGGGCAAATCAAACAAATTTTGAAAAAAGACGAGATACCAAAAATCGGGAATTTCCTTGAGGACAATGGACTCATGGGAGTTGGCACTTCGCTCGACGACGTGGCCGAGAAGTCTGGCGACATTTTAAAAACTGATGGGCCAAAGATCGGTAAGCTCTACGATGAGGCCCAGCAAGTTTCAAATATCATCGCCACGCGAGGCGGACCTGACGCAAAAGCCGTCGCCGTTTCAGGCCCGGCGCTTGCCGATCAAATCATGGCCTCAGTGACGAGTGACGTTAAAGCTCATCCAGACCGCAATTTGGTGACCAAAACCATTAGCGACGCGCTCGAACCCTTGCGCGATATGGGTGAAAATGCCAACATCAAAGACCTCCACGATTTTCGCAAAGGGCTCGATGAAAACATCAACTGGACGCAAGCGAGTAAAGAGCGAGACGCCATCCAGCGCGCCTACGTCAAAGCGCGCGACATGGTGTCACGGACGACGCAAGATACTATTGACCGCTTGGATAACGCCGTATCCGGATCCGCACCAGCCGCCGGTGTACTGGATAAATTAAAAGCGCTCAATCAGCGATTTTCGACCGCATCGACAGTGAACACGATCGCTCAGCAAGGCGTTGGCCGCGAGACCGCCAAAGCGTTCATGGGCCATGGGGTAATCGGTGGCGGCGCAGGCCTTGGGGCCGCGATGCTTGATTATCAACACCATGGTAATCCGCTGCGCGCGGCGGCGGTGGGTCTAGGGACGGCGGCGGCCGTCACTGGTGCTAGAAAATTTGGGACGCCGGTCGGATACTACGGCGGCCAAATGGTGAATCAATTGGGAAGGGCTGGGCAAGCCGTTGCCAATAATCCAGCCATGGTCGGAGCCGGCGCGGCTTCACCGTGGGCCAACATGAATATGAGGGATCAATATGGGCGGTGACGGAGGCGGCGGTGCTGGCGGAGGAATAGGCGGCGGCGCGATGAGCGGGGGGCCCGGTGGACAAACCGGAGCCGATGGCGCACCAGTCGATACGCATGGAACCGCTCGTGATTTTGGAAACATGCTTAACGCTTACAAGGGCGGTCGAGTGAAGCGGCCAAAAGGTCGATTTTCGCCGTGGACCGCAATGAAGGGGGACCGATGAAAAACTGGATCGCTGGCGCCGTACAGCATCCTGGAGCGCTTCACCAGGAGTTGGGCATTCCACAAGGGCAAAAGATCCCGCAAGATATCTTGGCCCAGGCCGCGCAATCTGGCGGCAAACTCGGCCAACGGGCGCGTTTCGCGGAAAACATGCGAGGTCTTTCGAGCCCATGGACTAAGATGGGCAGTGGCGGAAATGGAAATAGCAACAATTCAAGTGGAGGGTATTGAAAATGAAAGTCATGATCGAGGGCCAACCGGCCAATCCAGAGGGTGAGTCGGCAGAAGAAGAGCGCAAAGAAAAGCCAACCGTGCATGAGCTCGATATGCATCATCGAACCTTGGTTGACGCCGAGGAAATTCGCAATGATCCGCATATTATGAAGCATCTTGTGCCGCATATGCAGAAAAAAGCCACCGCACTCAAGATGGCCATGAATAAGAGCCCAGCGGGCTCGGCAATGGCTATGCCGGATGACGATACCGGTAAGCAAGCCGACAAGATCACGTCGGTTGATGGACTTCGGAAAAAATACAAATCAATGGCTTAAGGCTTTGAGGGACGCTTCGCCGAAAGGCACTCTCCTGTGCAGGCTAAAACTGGTCGCAATCCTGCCAGGTGTCCGGGATGCCATGATCCCAAGGATGGCCAAGGGGGCACTGGGGCGCCCCTCATTTTTCAAGACCCGAATGTCTAGCGCACCGCTGACAGTAGTAGGTCTTAATGGGTTGCTTTAGTAGGTTATTGGAACATACGTAAAGCTTCACCTTTATCGTCGAATCACAGATTTTACAGCGGGGCTTTAGTAATTTCACCGGCTGACGGATGCGAGCGGATTTTCGAGCGGGAGGAGGAGCGGCTCGAGATTGATCATGTCCTCTGGAGTTAATTCCCTGGACGGATCGTTCGAGCGCTTTGAAAACTCCGCGCAATGCTCGGCCAACACCTTAACATCAATTTTATCTCGACGGGCCAATTCAAATTCATGCTCATCGAGTTTTTTGACCTCGTCATTAAACTGTTCACGTTTAGTTTTATCAATGAGGTATTCCCCTGGCATTTCGGGATTGGGCTTGCCAAATTTCTTGACAAGCCCATCGAATGTTTCGTTGCAAAGGGCATGTTGCTTTTGAATATCGCGACCGAGTAGCGACATTTTAAGCCCTAATTCAAAGCCCATCGGAGTCTTGACCATTTTATCGAGCGACTCTTTAAAGGCCATGCTTCGCAAATTCGCCCATTTTAATTTGATTGCCATTTTCTTGTCCTCCTTAAAAGGGAATTTCTTCAGTAGAATCGGCGCTAACGTTATTGTGATTTGCTTCCACTTCCGGTTGCGATTTGCCCTCGCCTAAGAATTGGACGTTGTGGGCAACAATTTCAGTCTTGTATTTCTTTTGACCGGACTCATCCTCCCATGAGCGAGTCTGGAGCTCACCTTCAATAAATACCTGACGTCCCTTAGCGAGATATTTGCCAGAAATTTCAGCGAGCTTTTTGAAGGCAACAATGTTGTGCCATTCGGTTTTCTCTTTTTTCTCTCCGCCTTCATCCTTCCAGGACTTGGACGTGGCAACAGAAAAATTGCAGATAGTGAGGCCGCCACTAGTTGTCTTAAGCTCTGGGTCCCGGCCCAGGCGCCCGATCAGCATCACCTTGTTGACTCCCGACATACTCATCCCCCGTATTTTGTAGGCACCAATTTCTTATTTGGAGCCCAGTTTGTTCCGTAATCATGAATGGCGCTTTGCCTTGAAATAAGCTCGTGTTGTCCTTACTGGCCTTGGCGAGGTTACCCTCCTGATCAAGGTCAAGCTGGACAATCCACTTGTACTCAGTATCCTCGCGCGCAATATCTTTCACGCCCACGCGCTTTGGCACTTGCTTGCCCTTATCGTCTTTTTCTAGGATGTAATCGGTTTTCTTTTTCACCGTGCAAATGATATGGATCGGTGATTGAAGTATGCGGTTAAAAACCGCGTCGTGCCGAGGTGTCACCTTTTTCCAACCGGTGAATGTATTTTTGGTCACTTCGGACACCTCTGAGTGAATATCGAGCGCTCCACCAATGCCCGCCCACTCATCGCTAATCGAATCAAGAATAAGGCACTTGAGTCCCGCTTTTTCGGCAGCGCCAATCACTTCGATAAATTTCTCAGGGCTAAACGGCGGTGGAATTTCGAGCACTTTAAATTTACCCATTTGCCGCATATAGCATTGTGCCCGGCCAGCCTCGGTTTGTCCGACCCCCACTTTACTCATGTCACCGATCAATCCCTTGGCGATCTTGAGGGCGCCAAGAGTTTTGCCAGCACCGGATTTCCCAGCGAGCGCCATTTTCATTCTTACGTCAGCATTTGATGCGTCTTTAAACTCCAAGTGGCCGCCCTTCCATTTGCTTATTGGCCACGTGCTCCGAACGAATAAAGCCTGCGAACAATATGCAATAATTTGCAAGATCAATCAGCGTATCGGCCACGCTTTCGTCTTTGACCTGGAGTTGGCCATTGGCAATATAGGCACCGATTCTTGAGAGTTTGTCAGACATGCGCGTAATGAAACCAATTTCCACTACACCCGGTGTAGCGACTAAGTGCCCGACCTGACGGAAGTTGGCAAACGGGTCAGCGCTCGCGCCAGTGTAATCGGCATTTTTCTTAGTGGTGATATCCATCATGACCTGACACATTTTTTGGTGGAACTCCATGTACTCTTTTTTAGTCATCGCGGCCTCCGGCCATTTGTGGACGCATAGCCCAGGGAGGAGGATTGATTTTAGGCCGCATGCCCTCGGGAAAATATCCTGGCCATTTGTCGCCCTTAATACCGTTTTCTAGTTTCGTCACCGCGTCCATCCATTTCATGTGACCCGTTTCCCAACAACCAATGTCTACGTCATAATCTTGGACTTCATAATCGCGACCATTGACAGAATCGGTTTCGGCAGCGATGAAAATCGCAGGCAAGTTATCTATGCCCATGGCCTGAATGGCTTGCCTGTAATGGCAGAGCGAAAGGTCATAGTTGAGTTTGTGAAGCTGCCGTGAGAAATCATCGGCCTTCGCGCTCCTCATGGTCTTAAGCTCAAGCCAATAGCTGTCATGAATGCCATCAATTTTTGCCCTGAAATTTAACTCCGAAAATTTACATGTCCAAAAAATTGAAGCTTCCTTGACCGCTGGCTCGATGAGTTTGCCGTATTTCATCATGATTGCCGATTTTATTTGATTTGCCTCAATGAGCATTTCGCGGCTGATTGCCTGTTTGCCGGCGTTCTCAGTGAGTAGACGCTGTTTTTCGGCCTTCCCTTCATTGGTGCGGAAGTTTAAATCCGGCATAATGAAAAATTCTTTTTCATATTCATTCGGCGTGAGCGTCAGGGTATGAACCAGGCTTCCCAACATCATATCCTCGGAGGGCTTTTTGGGTTCCGGCCGATGTTTGCCCAAATAGTATTGATGAAAATGCGCCGGCGATTTATCAAATAAATATTTGAGATTTGTGCTCGACCAATAAGAGTCAAGTGCGTGGTAGTCAGAATTGGAAAGATTTTGGCACGCGCCCTTAAAAGCTCCGACCTTAGCCCCGGAACGAAACCCGGGGTCGGAAGCATCAATCATTTTAAACATTCATCCCCCGTTTGGCCTTGAGAAAAAACCATATCCACGTAGCATTTATATTGCAATGTCAAAAGAGTCGACGCGCGCTGCGCTTAACCGTTTTTATCAACATCAACTCGATGAAGCGGCGCCTAAAGAAAAACGGGCTCCGAACAAAGAGCCGGAAAAGGCCGTGGAAAAGGCATGCCTTGTGTTAATGCGGGGCTGGGGATGGACTGTTGCGATCTATGAAGCCAAGGCGCGGTGGAATAGCGCGGCCGAGAGGTTTACTTCGCAGGGCATGAAATTTGGCACCTGCGATTGCATGGGCAACACTGCGGAAGGCATTGCCGTGGCCGTGGAGTTTAAGGCCCCGGGCAGGCTTGGAAGCTTTAACTCGGAGGCAAGGTTTTTACAGCGCCAGTTCATCGTCGATAAAGTGAACTCGAACGCGTTCGCCTGCGTCGTTGATTCGGCGGAGCGGCTTGAAATTATTAAAACCCGGTGGGAGGACTTGAGAAAGCTAGGGTTAGGACCTGCGCGTGATTACCTGCTATCCATGCTCCCCCAAAAGCGCGATTCTGGCCTTAAGCAAGAAAGGCTCTTTGACGATGAGTGAGTGGCAATCCTATGAGATCTTTGACTTCCGACCGCGAAGGATGATTACGCTCCAACGTGTGATCGTAGCCCTAGGCTTCGCGGCGGGGGTCACCTTTTGTAGCTCAACGGCAAAGCCTAAACCGCTCCCGGAATTATGTTACCTTGTGCAGGGCAAGGTCTACTGCGCGAAGCCCACGCATAAATAATTACTCAGCGCGCTTTTCTAATTTTGATAAATGATCTTTGTTTATTGCCCTAATCAAGGTGGATTTTGGCAGCTTCAGCGCTTGCGCCAACGCCTTGATTTTATCGGCTGGGCATGAGCATTGCCCGTTTTCCAAGCGAGAGATAAAAACCGCCGTTGAATTTAATTTCTCGGCAATGAAACCTTGCGAAATCCCAAGCTGTTCACGTCTTGTCTTAATTAATTTACTCGTCACCGTCATCAGTTTCCCCTTTAAACCATTTCGGGAAACTTTTTCTTAACACTCGCTCGACAGCCTTGTCATATTGAATCTCTGCGCCATTAAAATATTCCGGCAGGAGATTGATCACTCGCGGGTCCATTTTTTGCCTCGGGCTCAAGCGCAGATAGGCCACCATGTCATTGGCTCATCGTCACTATATGGTTTTTTCATTCATCACTCCCGTTTTGACCGTATTAACAGGGGGGGGGTACTGAATGCAATAACTAAATTGATTTATTTAATAGTTTTGATTTTTTTGACCATTTTGACGGACTTTACTTTGCCTGGTCCGTGGCTCACTCGATCGGGAATGTTTTTTGGCGTCTCGCTATTCCATTCATCGAATTGGGCCTGGGTCCATTTGCCCTGTTTTACTTGATCGGCGCCCCAAGCACGCTGTTTTTGGGATTTAAATGGCATCTTTGGCCTCCATTTCCCATTCCCAACCGCAGCGATCGCACATAAGGGCGATGCTCTCGTCCTTGCCAATCCAGTCCATTTGCATCCAGCCGCACTTCGGGCATTCCGGCTCGCTGGTGAATTTTGGCAATGGCTCTATGTCGTCAATTTTGGTATCTGTCATTTTAAAAGCTCCCAGTTAAGAATCTTTGAATTTAGATCCGCAAGTCGGGCATTTGCGAAGCTTAAGCGCTTGAGCCAACGCGGCTTCGAATATTTCAACAATTTTGAATCCGGCCTTTTGGGCCTTTTCAACTAATTCAGGGTCAATTCGAAAAGATTTGTTGGGCTTTTTCATTTAATAGTCTTTCGATGCGGGTTGGATTTTGTTTACAAATTCCGGATAGAGTGTCCCAGTTTTTAAAACCCAGATTGTGAGCAATGCGCTCATAACTTTTACTTAATCGGTCCCCGTGCTTTTTATGTAATTCATGGGCCATTGCTTTGAGTTTATCACGTGTATCCATATCGTCCTTAAAATAGGTCGGCGGTTGCCACCCGCCAGACTCTGCCCCGCCATAAGGTGTTACCTAGTGGCGAAGCTGGCCCATTCCGAAGCGGTATATTGCTGGCACTCGAAGTGCCTATCAGAACAGTGTCCCTAAAATGAGTATTGCACAATGCATTACATTATGTCAAGTTCATTTCTGAGATTCCGTCATGGAATCGGATTTTTTACTCATCTCAATCGCCCGCTCTTTGTTCCTTAGGAATTTGTGCTCAGTCGTCAATCGCGCCAATAGCTTGCCAAGAGCGTCCGGGTCGGGTGCCGTCCAACGACGGTGAGCCGATGGGATGCCGCCGGTCGATGGGGTCCTAGACCAATCCGATTCCCAAACTAAAAAGCCCTCGTCACATTCCAAAATTTCAACGTGGAACTTCCACTCCATTTCACTCTCCAGATTCTTGTCGGGAAGCTGGACGCTTCGTTTTACACAAACGGCAAATTGATCCTGAGGGATTTCTAGCGCCGCAACGGGGGCAATCCCAAACGTCGATCATACTCATTTCTCACCAGATCCTATCGTGGCATCTGTAATTTTGACTTCAATTTCTGGATGCAGGCAATGTGCTTGCCCATTTTTATCAAAGTGAATTTCAAACTTGGTCGGCTTCAATGCCCTGGCTTTGGCTAACAGGTCGCCAAGGAAGTGCTCAATTGCGGTCATATGCCGGGCAGTCACGGTATCGCCCAACTTTAGGTCTTTGAGCCACATGGCGCATTCAAACGCCTTCATTTGCGGAGTCATCACGAAACATCGGTCACTCATTTTTCATCTTCCTCTTCAGAATCTATGCGCAGCGGACTGCCTGCAAATAGATGATAACAGCGTTTGACGACCTTATCTCGCGTCGCTATAGATTGAGCCGCCGCAAGCTGTCTACAAACCATTTGTAAGTTTTTAATGTCATTTAGGGCGCGCTCAAAGACTTCTTCTTCAACCACCAAAACATCGCGTTTTGCTCGACCAGTTTTGACCATGGCAATCTCGCCATCTAAATCGTCAATCCATATTTCCCAGTGGCCCGTCTCGTATTTCATTTAGATTCCCCAGTAGAATATTGGGGCGGCTTAGCCTTCAATTTCTTGATGCACGCCTCGGCATACCAGAGAAGTATTTCCAGTTGGGAAATTTTCTCCTCATTCGTGAACGGCCCGGTAACAATCCTGGACATTACTTCATTGGCCACACATCGCATTTCATTGCATGGAGTGCTCATTTTCCAGATTCTCCCTTAGAATATTGCGACAGTGCTCTTTGTGCCGCCGCAGTCATTTCAGCCTCTAATTCGGTCGAGCATATTTCCGGGTCCTTAGCAATTGCTTCCAAAGCCTCAACCAGAATCGCTGCGCGGGCGTCATCATCCATTGATTTCTTGTTCCAATACTCACGGACCTCATTCGCTTCAGCCCGCGCCTCATCCCTCTCGCGGATCGCGGTCTCATAGGCGGAGTACTCGATCATACGGACCTTTTCGTAAGCCGTAATGTTGAGCGGGCAAGTTTCTCGCGAGGCGCTGGCCGACGTTCTCCACTTATTATAGGCTTCGGTCTCTAGCGCAACTTCAACCTCTCTCGGTTTCATTTCTCACCTACGTCTTTAGAATATTCAGCGAGAGCTTCTTTAGCGCGCTCGATGCTGAATTGATGTTTTGACACCTTCACGTCTTCACATAACTCCTCACCAAATCTAACCATATTTTTCAAAGCCTCCACCAGCTTCGCGGAGCGGGTGCGCTCGGCTGCGGCGTCGTTAAGCGCCGATGTAACAGCCGCCGATAATTCAACCCTCAATCCCTGCTTGATAGTTTCACATGCTGCCCGCGCCTCAGTGAGTTCTTTATCCAAGCAAGCCACTTGATACTTGAATCCATCCCGCTCCCGGATGGCGGTCTCGTAGGCTAAGTATTCGATAACGTGGATCGCATCGCAGTCATGAATTTCACCGGGCTCACCTAGCAAGGCTCGATTAGACCCTTGCTCGCGCTCAATCCACCACTCTTTCGGCTTACCCATAATTTCATGCCTGCGCATTTCTGATTTACTCAAGACTCTCTCCTATTAGCTACGTTTGTCGAATACTCCGCACATTGCCAAAATGAACAAGAACAATAGTCCGATCCAAAACATATCGTGCCAATTTTTGGCTAGAAAATCAGCGAAGGTCATTTCGATACTCGTTGGGAATCTGTCCCCTCTGAAAACCAAACTTTTCAGTTATGAAATACTTCTCCGATGACAACCCCCATTCCATCATTGCAGCAATGGCCTTGTCCTCGCACTCGAATTGCGTAGCCTCTCTGGCCGCATCCGAGGTCGTAGAACTATTTATAACAAATGCGAACTGATCAACCGGGTGACGTTTTACAATTATCCAGCTCATGTAGATTCTTTCTCCGAATCTGTTCTTATTAAGTCCGGATCACTGGCGCATATTTTATGCAAGATTCTTTCATGCCCATCGCGCATCGCTTTGACGAATGTATTACCGCGCAATTGTCGTCCACAATGCCAGCATAGTCTAAACAGTCGTCGCTTTTTCATTTAGACTCCTGCTTGGAATCGAGCGGCGTTTCACAAGGTCTTCCCCCTGTCGCATTCACGACAAGCGCTTGTTCTTCTGTCCGCTTTAATTTCTTTCCCCCATCGTGACATGGCATGGCTTCTGTGCGCCCATCTTTGAACAATAGTTCAATGGTCGGCGTTGCCCAAGAACTGCCACAAATGCCAGCGATTCCTTTTAGGGTGTCTAGATCTTTCGTAAACTCGCCGTTTTCCCATATAGTTTCAGACGTCCATCCCCAATCCTCATGCATTCCCAATGACGCGGATTGAAGATTTTGAGAGGCATTAATAATTTCCTTTGCTCTTTTAAAGTCGTATTTAGGCATTTACTTTTCCTTTCCACATTCTTGATCGGTATCCCTCAAAAGTTCCAATAACTTTTCAGACT